CTCTGACTTTTCTTGAAGCAAAGCCATAAACTTTTGAAGGTCTATCTCTACCTCATTCCTGTCCATGTCTCCACTAAAACCACCCATGCCCATGTTGTTATTCATATCTTATCCTTATTTTTTAACTAAACTTCCACCAAAGTACATACCTATGATTGCTGATACAAGGTTTGTATCTAATTGTGTTATTACCAAGCCTTGAAAAGTTACCCATTCAAACACTTCTCTACCGTCTGTAAAGAATAAAAACCCGGGATGAAAGATAGTGTAACCTACTGTTACGTCTACATCAGGGTAATATACTGCTACTAATTTAGGTAGTATTACAATTGCAAAAACAGAAGACAGTGCAATAATACGTCTTGTCCATTGAAAGCCTACGTTTTCTACATTACGTGCAGCATCAACAGCTTTAAGTTGAAACTCTCCACGAGTAATCAACATCTTCTGTTCGTCTTGCTTAGACTTCATACGCTGAGACCATAGGCTTAGTAAGCTACTAATTAAAGTAGACCCTAGCATGGTTATAATCTCAAAGGGGAACATCGAACGCTTCCTCCATTAGCTCTTCATAAAGCCTTCTAAAATTTTCAAGCTCCATAAATCCCAAACCTTGTCCTATTTGATGCATCCTATAAATGTTATAGGCTATGCCCAGCTGTTGCTCCGTGTAAAGTAACATTAAGCTAAGTTTAAAACTAATTGTTGCAGCTCTAAACTACGTCTACCAACTTGTTTAAACCAACGGCTATCTTCCATTTGTCTAGCCATTTCAGACCAGTTATGTTCTCGACATGCTTTTAACATATTTTTAAAGTTAGCAAGACGTGAGCCTCCTAAATTAAAACACATGTTTACTAACACACGTTGAATGTCTTCTGGTAAATTATTAAACCCCTGCTCGTTTCCGAAGACGTGTACGGCTTCGTAGTAATGCGTATGAAAATCTTGTGCGTAATATCTATCTACAACTTCTTGAGATACAGGCGTACCTATTTCCCAGTCGTATTCTAAATCATTTGGTTGACATAGATGACCAACTCCTAGAGTCTTATAACCTAAACTGTCGTTATAGATTTCTAGGACTTCGCCCTCGTGTCGTTTAATTTCCCATTTACATAAGTCTACATTCATTTTTTATCCTCAAACTGTTTTGCTATTTCATCAAAAAAATTTATATCTTCTTGATAGGCTTCTCCAGTGTACGGATTTACACGTTCAGCTGGATTTTCTTTTGTATAGCTAACTACATCTGGTCCTGTAATAAGACCGCCCTTAGTTCTGTTAAGTCTTTCTTCAATTTTAGCTTTTATTTTACTAACACTTTTTGGATTTCTTACAAATTCAATATTTTGTTCAGTTACTTGTCTTAATGTAGGAATGTCTTCGCCATCATCTGCTTGACTTTCAAACCCTATATCTAACATCGGTAGAGCTTTATAAACTTTATTGTATTCCCCAACATAATACTTTAGTGTTTGTACGCCCATGGGACCTTGTAAATTCTGTTCTAAAAACCTTTCGTATTTTGTTCCTGACGGTAACAACGCTTGAAAAGAATTGTAGTTCATAGAATTTTTTATTGAAGCAGGTACATTTGCTTTGTCTAATATTTGAGAACGTGTCAATGAATCAAGACCTAATTCACCAGCTGCTTCATAGGCAGCTTGAAAATTCTTTTGAGCATAGTAAACTTTTTTATTTGCACGTGCTAATCCTTTTAAAAAATCATCACCGGTTTGTTTGCTGCCTAAGCCCGTATCTAACTGTCTTCGTGCGTCATCGTAATCTCTTAAATATTGTTTTGCTTTTTGTTCTAATGACCGTTCTATATTTACTTCTTCAAAACGAAAACCGGTAAAGTTAGCAATCATTTGACCTTTGAGTGAATATTCTTTTTTTCCAACATTACCAGTGGTTATACGTTCTAACCATTTTGCCATGGTCCCGTCTCCAAACTCCTCGTAATTATCACCCATGATAGATTTTGTAGTTTTAGGAATTTCTCTTAAAAATCCGGGGGCTAAAGGTTTCCATAAAATTTCATTTAAAGATAATATTAATTTTTCTCCTGCGTCTGCTGTTTCCCAACCTCTTATTTTATATCCATCAGCATTAACACCGTCTTTATATATTGTAGTTATTCCTTGAGTTACAAGAGCTTCACTAAAGAACGGTTTTGTAAATTCGCCTATAGCCTCTATACCGGCTGCTGTTAATACCCTAGAAATATCTTCTTCTGTACGTTTACCATGAGCAATTTCATTAATAGCTGTTTGAAACGGTCTTTTAATTGTATCGTAAGGGTCAATAAAACTAAAATCATTTTTATACAACTTACCAGTCTTGTCTCTGTAATAAATAAATTTTGAATTACGTGAGTAATCATAAGGATTTATGTCTTTTAAATTCTGTTCTTCTTCATCAGTTACCCCGTGCCAAAGTTTTGTCATGTTACTTAGACCTTCTGAACCGGCAAGACCTGCAGCAAAAAATCCTCCAAGTCGTCTTGCTCCTCTAGCTCTTGTAACATTGTTACCGCTTAAAAATAATTCTTTAGCTCCTTGCTGTATAATATTGTGACTTGTACGCACCATTTCAGCAGGAAAAGAAAAGTAATTACCAAACGGAAGCTTTCTTAATTGTTTAATAGCGTTAGGTACAAGTGAGTATGTAGGTACTGTTTGTCTAACTATATCTGCTGCTTGTCTTTCTAAATCTTGAGCGTATTGAGGAAACTTTTTTAAATATTCATCGTAAGAAAAAGAACCACGAGTGTTAGGAAGTTTATAATTTTGTGCTTTAGCAGCTTTTAATAAAGAGTTTAATTCTTGTTCGTAACTAATAATTTTAAATAAATCATCTTCGGCAACATATAAATCTTGTACGTTTTTACCGTATTTTTTTATAACTTCAGCTTGGCTACCAAACACTTTTAATTGTCTTTGAACAAAGTCATCTACTGTAGAATTTGCACCGTCTTTTAATAATTCTTTTATGTCTCCGTATCTTGCTCCTGTATTAAGTAAATCATAAGATATAAGTTTGTTGTAGTAAGCTAAAGATTCTTCTTCTCCTACTTTAGCAAATCTTCTTTGGTAGATTGTTTTTATTGCTTTTTGTGAGCTAGAATGAAAAGGATTATTACCGTTTGCTAGTGAAAAGAAAACTCCTCCAAGAGTGTTACGTAAATGCGTAATATGATTAAATACGGTTTTAGAAGCTTGACCATATCCTTTTAAAGCTAAAAAACTCTTGTAAAAACCACCGCCTGACATGTCTTGAAGTTGCTTAACAAAGCCTTGGCGTTGACCAAACATCATTGCCATTTCTTCTGTCATATATTTACCATTAAGAGGTCCGTATTGTTTACCTTTTAATTGAGTTGTGTATGATATTCCTGTTACAGAGTCGACTACTCCTCCCGTATTAGCTGCAAACACGTGCCCAGTTCTTCTTACACCCTGCGTATCTATAAACTCTTTTTGTTGTTTTAAAGTAGCCGGTATTAGTTCGTGAGTTTTTTTATTTTTTACACCCGGAGCTTTACGGCTAACTCTTCCTTTTAATAACCCGTAAGCTTCAGTTAAAAATCTATTGTCTTCAATATACGTAGCTAAATGAGATACACTTTTTAAAATATTAACACTAGGACTTTTTATTTCTCCTAATAAATCTCTTAACGGCTCATCTAAATCTCCTTTTCTTTTAAACATGCTTAAATTAGAACCATAAAAATCATTCATTCTTCCAAAATAATTGTCTGCTCCTTTTTTTGAAGCACCCTCAAGTATTTCTCTAATTTTATTTGAAGCATCTACCATTACAAATGCATCTTCTTTACCGGCATTCGATTTTAATGCTCTGAATTGATTGTAAAAATATTTCGTAGCTACATCAAAAGTGTCTTTATAAAGTTCAATTTCTTTATTACTTAATTTTTTAGTTGTATCACCAAGCACTTGCCCTGAATATTTTTTATAAGCTTCATATCTATTTTTTGCTAGTAAAGGGCTTTCAAATACTTCATAACTAGTGTGTAACCACTGCCCTAAATTATTAGAAATTGTTTCTTTTAATTTTTTTGAAATTTGATTAGTAGGAAGTTGCAAGGTAAGCTCACTAAATTCATCAATTAGTTTTCTCATTGAATAAATATCTTCTCTTAAATCTTTAGGAACAAGAGAGTTAAATTTTTTAAACTTTTCAAGTTTATTAATATCTGCTTGTCTAAACTCATCAGCTAGTGTTTTTGACATTGTATTATTATTAGCATAAATATTGTTATCAATATTCTTTTTAAGTCTAGCCACGTCATCAGGAGACAAAAATTCTAAATCTTTAAACTCTTCATTTTTTAAAACAGCGTTAATAGTAGATTCTAACTTTGCTCTATTTTTATATTTAACTGTTTTTTCAACTAAGTTAGTAATGTTTCTATCTATTCTTTCTGCAACAATTTCTGTACGGTCTATCCATGCATTTTTAGCTGCTTCACTTTTACCAAACACTTTAAAAACTTGGGGTGTATGGAAGCCACGAGATTTAAAAAATTCTTGAAAACCTACGCCTAATCGTTTTGAGCCTAGTGTAGATATTTTTCTAACAATTTCTCCTGCTTTTTTATCTCCTAATCCCATATAAGATAAAACTCTTTTTGTTTTACCCTTACCAAACTGCCATAAATTTTCTATATCTTTAGACTTTTCTTCAACTAAGTGTGGGGCTTTTCTTCCATCTTTTGTAGCAGTTCTTAAAATGTTAGTAAACATTTCAGCGTCAATAGAACCTTTTTGCATTCCTGTAGATAGTTCTTTTAAAGCTCCCATAAAGGCTTCTTTATTTTTTATTGTTTCTTTAATAGCTTTACCGCCAAACCACGCTGCAGGAAGACCAGCTGTAAATGCAAGTCCTTCATAAAACAACCCCATACGAGCATCTAATTCTGATTTAGACTCATCAGCTTTAAGATATTCTAAAACATCGTTTAAAGCTCCCTCATCATCTCCTATCATGGTTCCTAAAAAATTAGCTAGTCTATCTTCATACGGATTAATAGAGACTTGTTCGCCTATTGAAGCACCGGTTATAAACTTAGAAGTTTTAGCTGCCTTAGTTGCAATAGAACTAGAAGCAATGGCTGCATTAACTTGTGCACCAGCTCTAGTTGTAGTGGCTGCTGTGCTAAGAGCTCCTACGCCTTTAGTCCCCGCTACAACACTACCAATAATAGAACCTATATCTCGTACTAAGCTTCCCCCAAAGTGTGTAGGTTCTTTTACTTTTGTAATACGTTTACCACCACGAGTAACTGTCTCTAAACTTTCTTCTCCAAGAAGTCCTTTTAAAGCAGAGTTTAGTAATCTTTGTTGTTTATCGTGCAATTCATCATCAAACTCGTATAAGTTTGTTTTATCAGCAATTAAGTTTGCTAACTGTAATGATTCTTGGGTAACGTCTGCAGCTCCACCAGCAATAGTTCGTTGAGCTTGTTCAATAAACTCACCTGATTTAATTAGTGTTTTACCTGCTTTGTCTTGTATGTATGAAGCTACTTTTTTAGGAGCAACTAAATTATAATCTTCATCTAATAATTTAGAATCTTTTTCTAGTATTTGAGTTTTTACTCTATCAGAAATATTTCTATTAAGAGTATCAACCGTATCTGTAATTTTAAAGATAGGGCTTGAATTTTTAAAAGTCGTAACTAAAGAGTTTTGAAACAATTCCCACCACGAATCTTTATCTTTTTTTTCCATAAATTTAAAGTCTTGTGCCTTGATTTAACATATCTGCAAGCGTTGTTAAAGTTCCCATAACGGGCATTAAAGAATCTTCCATTAATTGTCCAGTTCTCTTAGCCCAATCTTCTTGTTTTTTACGATACTCTTCTTCTGTTTCATTTTTTTCTTTCATTCTAAATGCAGTTATTTTACTAACATCAACCCCGCCAGCTTGTAAAACTTTTTCTATTAAACTTCCTGCATCTATGTCTGTTTTAAGATATTTATTTACATCTGAGCCGCCAGCAACAACTCCTGTTTGAATAAATTTACCCCACTCAATCATTGGATTTGCTGACACTTCTTTAAACCTGTCTTTACTATACTTTGCCCAGTCTTCTTGTCCTAGTTGATTCATGTCATCATTAACAATATTTAAAAACGCTTCATCATAAACTGTAATTAATTGCGAACCTTCTGTTACTGTTTTAGCATTTTCTTTATCAACTCGAGCAGTCATTGTTCCATCTACATAAGTAGTAGTAAACGTTGGAGTTAAAACTGTAGCAGTTGTTTTTTCATTTGTTTCAGGGTTATCAATAATCTGGCTACTCACATCAAATTTTGCAGTAATGTCTTTTACAATTTTATTAGCGTTATCACTATCTACCAATACCCCGTTTTTATATTCTAAAGATTTTTGAAAACTGTCTAATCCGTCTTGAGTTATGTCTGGAAATATATTATTCATGCCAGCAGCTTTAACAGCAAAATTATTAAACGCATCAAACAAAGGATTGTTTAAAGTTTCTTGCGTTGTTTTAGAAATTTTGTCTTGTAGAGATTCCCGTGTTTCCCCTTTAAAAAAACCTCCTAAGCCTCTAGTAACAAAAGAAAATAAATTTGAAGGTAATTCTTGTTTAGCATATGTATCTAAATAATTTTGTATATCTTTAGCATCTGTAGGTACGTTACGGGCTTGTGTAATAGCTTCATCCCAGTTTTTTACACCGTCTGCTACAAGCTCGTCAAAAGTAGTTGCTACAGATTTACCATCTACTATACGTGTCCAATCGTCTCTAGTAGCTAAAGTTGCTTTTGGAATATTAATAGCAACTCTCTCAACAATATCTCCAGAGCTGTTCGGTACTTGTGTGGTTGCATCTTTAACACGCCTTTCTAAAGCACTTTGTCTATTTTCTAAAAGTTTTTCTCTTATATATTCTGAAGTACTTATGCCTCCACTATCCAAAGTTGCTTGAGTCGTTAAAAGAGCTTTAGCTTTATCTTGTTGAGTTTTTAAATAAGCTTTTTCATCAGCCAAAGATTGATTAAAGGTATCCATTCTGTCCTTTAAATAAGTATTAATTCCTTTAGAAGCAAAACTAGCAGCAGTTATTTTTTTTGCAAAACTTTCTTGTTCTTTTGCAACTTTATCTGCACGTTTTCTTTGGTCTTGTAAAATCCCTTGCCCAAATTCTTCTGATTTAGATTCGTATCTAGCCATAAATTACTCCTGTCTACCTAATAAAGGCTGTTGTGCTTGTTCGGGTACTTGTTCTGGTTCTTCTTGTGGACGTGCTAATAAACTAGGAGAAATTTCTAAATTTTCTACTTGTTGTAGAATTTCTTTAGGTACCGAAGCAGCAGATACACTCTGCTTATTAGGTACTTTTGTTTTAGCCATATTCTTTAACTGTTCAAACTGTGTGGTTTCAGCATCAGGTCCTGCATCTTCATCTTCTTCATCACCACTATACAAAGAATATTCTACTCCGGCTTTTTCACACAGGGCAATAATAATATACATAAGAGGTTCAATAAGCATTAACATTAAATCAGGATTCCATTTACCGGCTTTAAACCCTGCATATAATACTTGCATAGCTACTTCACTAATAGGTACGCCTTTACCGATTCCTGATACTACCGATACATAAACGTCTTCTTCAATTAACTCTCCAACAACATAATCTAGAGCTTCTTTAAAGTTCGTAAATTGTGGGGGTTGTTCCCAAGGGTATTTTGAATCTGGACTATTTGTTAATGATTGTCCGGGAATAGGTCTTCCAGCTTTTCCTATAGCTTCTATTCCAGCCGGGTCGTATTCTTCTAATGGTAATCTTTCCATAATATATTCCTAATTAGCTGCCACCGGCAACGTTGATTGCGTGTTGTCTGTTATGAAACCATGAAGTTTCGTCTTGTAATAATCCGGACTGAATATAATCATAGTTTTGTAAACTTTGGGTCGCCCAAGGATTTCCTACTTGTTTTTGTACTGCAAAATCTACTGAGTCAAACATTGAGGCATCGTTGCTCACAGCCCCCATATAAGCAGGTATACTTAAATTTGTAGTATTATACACGGGGTCAGGGTTGTTTACAATTTCTGAAGCGACTCTTTGTTTAATACCTGCCGTAGCTCCTCCAACAATTTCTTCTCCTACATTAAAATCAGTAACCGCTGTTTTAAATCCTTCAACTTGTTTTTTACCATAGTCTACTATTTTTGTACTTAAAGATTTTTGTTCAGGCGTAACAGGAGGTAAATCAACAGAAGCAATTTCAACTGTAGGTGTACCTTTACTAATAGCGTCTTCAATTTTAGGCAATTTAACCTCATCAATACTAACAGTGGGAGTTTTTGGAGTACTTAAAAGACTCTGTTCTTTTGTGTAGTTAGTAAATTTATCTCCTGAAAATAAAGACTTAGCTTCGTCTACTGGTCCACTAAATATAGAACCTGCAGAATTTTTTAAATCTCCTAACGAACCTTTACCAGTTACTACATCAACAGCAGAATTAATTGTTTCAGTTATTCCTGTATAGACTTTACCGACCATGCTACCTGCTGTGTGAACCGCACTTAAAGCTTTACCAAAAAGTTGACTACCTACGCCTTGACTCGTAGCAAGTTTATTTGCAAACCCACCAAAGCCGTTCCAAAACGTTGAGAGTCCTTGCATAGCATAAGGCATTAAAAACATTAATCCAATTTGCCCGACAATTCCTAATTTTCCAAAAGTTTTACCAACTTTCTTAACAACTTTTTTAATTCCCCTAGCAACTTTCTTAACTGTTTTTTTAATTCCTTTCCAAATTTTACTAAATATTCCCATTATCCATTATCTCCAAATATATCATCAATAATATTAGTAATTGATGTTAGGTTAGTTGACCAGTTTTTCGATGATTCTCCTTCATTTCCAATAGCTGCATATAGTAATTGTGTTTTACGACTCGCCTCACTATCTGCCCATTTAAAATCATAATCTGCTTGGTCTCTTAATTCTTGCCATAAAAAGCCCTGTGCTTGAGATGAAAGATTAAAAGCGTTCTGAGCATTTTGTTGATTAATAGCATTTGCAGCCGCAGTATCTGCTAAGTTTGCATCTCTTCTCCACTTAGTATTTGATTGCAGCACTGCTTGAGCATTTTGAGAATTCCACTGGTCTCGTTGAAAATCTTGTGCAGCATTAAATTGATTTACTTGATTAAGAATTGCAGCATTTGCTCTATTAACTTCTGCTTCGTTTTGAACTCGTCTTGCTTCTGCTGCATTTTGTTGTTGCACATTAAATTGCTGTGAAGCATTTAATTGAGAAGCATTATATTGTTGGACTTGAGAAGATAAACTTGCCATAAACTGCTGTGTTTGATTTTCACTCGTTGCATTAAATTGCCTTGCTGCGTTTTGTGCAGATTGATTACTTAATAAAGTTTGTTGTTGTTGTTGACTTCTAAGAACATTAGACTGCTGCTCATTACTAAGATTAGTTAAATCTGTTTGTAAAAAAGCTTGAGCATTTTGTATTTGTGATTTTTGATAGAAGTCAGCTTCTGCTAAATTTATTTGAGACGTTAGTACAGCATTTTGAATGGCGGCTTGTTGCTCGTTGTTTGCTTCTGTTAAACCTACAGTCTGTAAAAACTTACTATTAGAAAGTGCTATTTGCTGGTCAGAACTAAACTGAGCCATGTCCATTTGAAAAACGTTATTTGCGTTTGTTAACGCGGTTTGTTGTCCTCTTGCTGCATTAGATTCAGATTCTTGAGCTTCAATAGCTTTTTGTTGTCCTACACTTGCTTGAATAGCTTGTGCATTAGATTGTGCAATCGGCATAGCAGACTGTATAATAGCATTGAACAAAGCGTCTCTTCCTACTGTTGAGGCTGACATTCCACGCTTTGCTAACATCGCTTCTACGGATGCTACAGCGGGTTGAGCCCATACAGGAATTTCACCCTCTTCAATACCTTTTAATAAAGTATCTATTTGATTAGATACTAAAGCTTCTTCCGGTAATCCTTCAATAATACCTCTTTCAGCTTCACTAAAGTCTGCTAGTCTTTCTTCTAAAGCTTCTGGATTATTTGCAAGTTCATCAATATCTGAATCACTTAACCCTGCTTTAGATAATTGTTTCTTTGCTCTAGTAATTCTAGATAAAGAACTTCCGGCATTTACAATAGCAGTAGATTTTGCAGTGTTGCTTAAAACGCCTATAACTTTTTCTGTTAACGCTCCTTCTGGAATATTAACTTCAGCTGCTTGAATAGCAGGAACACGTTCAACGCCAGCTGCTTTAGCTAAAGCTTCTTCTTTAAGTAGTCCTTCAGCAGAAGTTACTGTAGGAGCTGTTACAATATTTGCAGCTTCCATAGCTGAAGACGTTAACTGAGTTGGAACATTTACAGTAGAAACATTTTGCATTGTTTTAACGTTTTCAATGCCTGTCTGTTGAACATATGCAGGAGTAACTCCTTTAAGAGCAGCTAGTTCAATTGTTTCTAAATCATATCCTTCCGGAGAAACTTTTGCAAGTTCTGCTTTTGGTATAGTTCCTTCAGGTATTTCTCCCCGTGCAAGAGCTTGAACTCCCTTTCCTGTTTCAATTATTCTAGCGCCTCGTTCTTGACTAAACTCTTCTTTTTGTTTTTTTTCTTCTAAATCTCTAATACGTTTAGCTTCTCTATTATTTATTTGTTGTTGAGTTTCCCACGTACCTAAGTCAACGTTCCAAACATCATCTGCAGCAACTTCGGGTCTTAAATAATTTTCTCCGTTCCATACTAATCCAGTATTTGGGTCTACGGCTCCTACTGCAACTGTGGCATCAGCATCATCGGTATCATCGGTATCATCGGTATCATCGGTATCATCAGCATCATCAACATCATCAGCATCATCAGAATCATCAGAATCATCGGCATCATCATCAGTAATAATATCATCGTCATCGTCAAATACAGGTTCACCGGGAATTTCACCAGCTTCATTTTCTCCTCTACCTAGTGCTTTTACTCCGCCCACACTTTTTACTTCCGGTAAACCTGTAACTACTACAGGTGCAGGTGTTGGAGCAGGTGTTGGAGCAGGTGCTTGATTTTGAGCTGCTACGGCTGCTGCTTGTGCTGCATTATAGGCTGCTATATCAGCTTCTACATTAGAATTAGGAGCTGGAGTAGGAGCTGGAGTAGGAGCTGGAGTAGGAGCTGGAGTAGGAGCTGGAGTCCGTTTAGGAGTAACAGGAGGAGTAAAAAATTTACCACCACCATCAACAAGCTGTGTATTATTATTGTTAGTTACAACTCCTCTACCACGAGCATATTTAGCTCTTTCTTGGAGTTTATTTTTTATTTTTTTCATAATTATTATATACCTATTTTACTTAACTTCAAAGAGTTTGTCAAGCTTTTCACCAATTTTATCTATTCTATCCATGAGTAATCCCATGTCGTCTCGAAGTTCTGTTTTTGTTACGTAATCTTTTGCAA